AAGAAAAGCTAGTATGTCCCACAACGTTGAAGCTGACCAACTCATCTTTCGACTTCACCTATAGGTCATTTGTCAGCAGGAGGTTATGAATTTCCTGTTAGCAAATGGTTGGTAGTTAAAGCAAGTTCCTCTCATACTTCGTTGACAGTTTTACCTTTGGGAAAACTAGTTAAGAAGAAGGGAATAACCCTTTGATGCCATTGAATTACAATCCTTTTACGATCATAACCCTTTCTCCTTGGCCATATCTAAGCACTAGAATATCAGACCAAGTGATCGGTAATGACTTCTTAACTCTATTCTTATTAGTTCTATTTATTTCTAAATATTTAAACTCTTGAGTCTAGCATTTTGAGTCCTCTTACTATGCCACTAATTGTGGGACACTTTTCTCCTTGCTATCCACCAATTTTGGTAGGGTTCTCCTCGGACCTTCTTCACGCGTTTCAGCGCAAGGTCATCCAGAGCATCTTCTAGATGTTGGACGATAGCAAGTTAACTTAATCAATCCTTTGTTTTAGTACAAATGTGACAAACTATATCACGTTAACTAAACCACTGATTATTTGGAGATTCTCTCACATACGGTGGAACTTTTTTAGAAAGATCCGCTATATGCTGGAGAACTCTTAAAGGAGACTCAGAGGATAGAGACCTCTCTATCTTCTTATCTTCAAAATGTCCTTTGAAATGACTCTCAATGGACTCAAATAACTCGATTGCTTTAAGAAGTTCATCGAAAGTATGGTTAGCACGAGGATTGAAATCCTCTCACTCAGCCAACTGACGATTAACTTTCTTATCGAAAATCATCATAGTAAAGAAATCAAAACAATCCCGTTTCATAACATCAGGTAATTCCTGATAATTTGGAATGAGAAAGTCTAGAGTTCTTTCCTTTAATGATTTAAGATCAGCGTAGTTTGCTCCCATGCTAAATCCAGATGGTAGACTCTTCTGTTTGAGCATTACAAGTTTTCCCATAAGGAAAACCTTAAGCCAAACTTCTTTATTGGCCCTCAACCTCTCCATCTTAGCGCTTAACTTGAACTCTCTTATACCCTTCACTCAATAAGAATGAAGAGTTTGATAGAGGACAGGTTCACGCAAAGATATGAGGATAGTTGAATACCAAGACTGAAGCGGGACCTTTGGATTATTAACTAGACCAATTAATCATGAGTATGTAAATACTTTACGATTAACCAGCATAGTTAATAAGGCCAGGAAACCCGGAGAAGAAGACCCCTTAGAGTATTTACTCTCTCGAAGCAGATCCACAACATAACGGGAAAAGTTAGATAAACCTAGACCCTTACGAAGTAAGAAGTCTAAGATATTAGCTCTACCCATGAGGGATGCTGAATCGCTTAAGAATGATTTTCATGATAAAGCAGACACATCTACTCCATTATGTAATACCACCTTAGCAAATTCTACAGTAGCATTTTTAGCAACCACGGATTTAGAAAGGTTTATCGGTACTCCGTACTGATCCATCATCTCTAAATACTGCATAGCAACCTTTTCATCAAAGATTACTATGTCATCACCTAATAGTTCATAACCTTCAAACCAATCTGTCTTACGATAAGACAATTGATAAGAAAGCTGAACTATCAAATGATGAGTTAATGCTAACATAGCTCAAGAGGATAAAGCACCCATCGGTTGCCCAACTGCATATTTATACCGTTGGACTTCAGCAAGTGCATTTCCCGGACCGGGATATGCTACCCGAAGGTAGTAATATCGTTTCCGGACCAAAAGATCTGCTCAAGCTTCAGCCATTTCAGTATTAAATAAACTACTAAGAAGAGCAATTTGGAGATCTAAAGGTAAGCGATCAGTAGCCGCGGTTAAATCATAACCAAAGCTACAATTAGCTACTTTAGATTTTTCACCTGCTCTCTTAATAGATGCAGCCTGATCAAAAGTACCATCATTAGGAATTGCCTTGAGAATCTTAAAAAGATAATCATGCAACCCTTTTAATGATATTTGAGTTCAGAAATCCACCATTGCAAATACACGGATTTTCCCTGCAGCTTCATTCTTTGTTGATAATTGCCCAAAAGGGTAATGACCTTTAGAACCTCCCTCTCAAATCTTACCTTGTTCAAGTTCTTCGTCAGTAACAATTGGTCGCATAGTGCGATCGAAAGTTTCTGCCAAAGTTTCTGAAACAAAGGTTTTGAAATGATTAGGTGTTCCAAGGTTAGCTAATTGACCTCCAAACTCTCTAATGTATTTTACATACAAGAGATTGTAGGTCTGGTTAGTATGCTGAAGAAACCTAATTAAGCTAGAGAATAACTCCTCTGGCATAACAGGTAAATCAGAATACAACCCTTTTCAGCTTTTATCATGAAGAGGAGAAGCTTTGGATATCATCGAAATTTCTGACTCCAAATTAGTATGTTTTGGTAAGAAAGCCTTAAACACTTTCTTTCCTAAACCACCACTAATGAGGTTACAGAATGTCCGAAGATATTCAACATTTCCTTTAAATGGATCGGTAATAGTTGATAGCTTTAATTTTCCAGGAATAGAAATAATTCTATAAATGGAGAACAAAGTTAATCAATACCGAATGACAGTAGAAGAACCTTTCCTTATAAGAACCCTATCGCTAGGGGGTATAAAGGAAGGTAACCCATTTGTCAATCGAGGTAAATTCAAATCAGGATTGATTTCCCGAAGAGATTTAACCTTATTACCTGCTATTTTTTTAGAAATGGCAAGTTGACCAGCTTTAAGAAATGCGACTACAAATTCTGAACCATGTTTCCTATTTAGATAAATAAGATAATGGAAGAATTTGAGCAGAAAGTTTAGTCTTGTGGTATAACCTCCCTCTTTAAAATTTATGGCTTTTAGAATTCTAAAACCATAAGTTCGAAAAAGGGCTAATAATTCGAATGAATTATTAAGGCTTATCATATTTTGATTAAAACGAACGGCTTTAATTAAGGAGATAAATGAAATTTTATTTCTTTTAATCATGTCGTGTTTTTTTAAAAAAATATTTGCGCTGTTCCGGAAAACCGGGACGCCAGATAGCTGGTCGCCTCAGACCCCCCGCCCTAAGGACTTAAATTAGTGGTTCAAGACTAATTTGCGCCCTCGGGACGGAGTAAAGATGTCGTTCATCTCTAAACAACGAATCCAGAAAACCTTGTAAAGTTTTTTGACTCTACTTAATCAGCGAGATTGTTAACTCTTGTTAAGAATTAACCTGATTAGGCCTAAAGGAAGCAAGTGTCATTCTTCTAAGTGACACCCAGGATCCTCGCTCTC